TCGTGGAATTTGGAGGAACGGGCGACCCAACCGCCCTTCTCGCCGAGATTTTTGCGTGACCGATTTGAAAGATCAAAAACAAACGATCTTGAATTCGTGTTTTAGTGGCCGTCACTCTGCGTGATGTCACTCTGCGTAGCGCCCACTAATTCACGAAACCGTCGGTTCGATGTTTTAGCGCTGTCGCCCATCAAGATCACCCGCCGTTGATCCCGGCGGGAAGGAAGGCCCGAGTCTCCCGGCTCGGGCCTTCCGCGTTTCCGGGAGAACTAATGAAGATCACTCTGCCTGCTTACGCCTGTGCAGGATGCCGCGCTCCGTTCGAACCTCGGCGCCGTGATCAGCGATGGTGTTCCGAGCGCTGCAAGTGGAGCGCTCGCCGCCTGCCCCCGCCGCCGGACCGGCAGTGCGGCTCTTGTGGGGCCGATTACACCCCTCGCCGGAGGGATCAGCGCTGGTGCTCCCGCAAGTGCAAGAACGCGCACTACAACGCGGAGTTCCGAGCGTCCGGTTGCCTCTCACCTGAGGCTCGTGAGCATCAGCGCCTGTGCTGGCAGGAGAAGGGCCGGCGGCGTCGTGCAGCGAAGAAGGGCGGCGCGTCGGAGCCGTACACGCTGCATGAGATAGCTGAGCGTGATGGCTTTCGTTGTGCGCTGTGTGGCGGTCCGGTGCCAATGGACGTGAATGTGCCGGAGGCTCTTGCGCCGACGATCGACCACGTCGTCCCGGTGTCGCGTGGAGGGGATGACATCAAGGCGAACGTGCAGCTTGCGCACTTCCGTTGCAACAGCGTGAAGGGCCCGCGTGATTGGCCCGTCCTGTCGGCTAGCGAGTGACAGGGGGTGATCGTCGTGGTCGCCGATCAGATCGAGGCCGAACTGAACGATCTCAACGCCCACTCGACCACGCCCGGCCTTGCCGAGTTGGCGATCGAGTTGGCCAAGGCGTTCGACTCGACCGACGCCCCGACGTCGCGTGCCGTCGTCGCCCGCGAGCTGAACGCCTTGATGAAGACGGTGCGCTCGCTCGCGCCAGTGGGCGAGGAGGGGGACGTCGTCGATGACCTCGCAGCTCGTCGTGCGGAACGCCGCGGAGCCTGAGCCGCACACACCCGATGCGCGGGGCCAGCAGCGGCCCCGCATCGCCACGTTTCCCGCCTTCACCTCGTCGTCAGGGCAGGAGGCTGTGGAGCTTGCCGCTACGGCTGGGCTGCTGCTGGACGACTGGCAGAAGTTCGTTCTGCATGTAGGGCTGGGCGAGCTTGAGGACGGCTCATGGTCGGCCTTTGAGACCTGCGTCAACGTGCCGAGGCAGAACGGCAAGGGCGGGGTGATCGAGGCTCGCGAGTTGGCTGGTCTCTACCTCCTCGGTGAGCAGTTGATCCTGCACAGCGCGCATGAGTTCAAGACTGCCAAGGAGGCTTTCCTCCGTATCGAGCGCCTCATCATGAACACGGACTCGCTGCGCAAGCGCGTGCGGAACGTGCGGCGCACGACGGGCGAAGAAGCCATCGAGATGCTTAACGGCGCCAGGCTGCGGTTCCTGGCCCGCTCGGGCGGATCCGGCCGCGGTTTCACCGGCAATCTGAACGTCTTGGACGAGGCGATGATCCTCGGCGACGACGCCATGGGCGCGCTGATGCCGACCATGGCCGCGGTAAAGAATCCACAGATCTGGTACCTGGGTAGTGCGGGCATCGGCGCCCCGTCGATGCAGCTTGGCCGCCTGCGGCAGCGGGCGCTTGACGCCATGGAGTCGGGCGAGCCGGATCCCTCCCTGGCGTACATGGAGTGGTCGATCAACCCGCATGTCACGGAGTGCAGTCAGGGCTGCAGCGAGCACGACGACCCGCGCTCGCCGCTGGCCGTGGCCAGGGCCAATCCGGCGCTCGGGTATCGCCTGTCGCTGGCTCACACGGAGCGGGAGCGCTTGTCCATGGGGGAAGCCATCTTCAATCGTGAGCGGCTGGGTGTCGGCGACTATCCGGCGGATGGCGGCGATTCCTGGTCGGTCATCGGTGAAGATGCCTGGCGGGCGCTGGCCGACGGCGACAGCGGGGCCTCGGACCCGGTCGCCTTCGCCATCGACATGACGCCGGAGCGGTCGCACACGTCGATCTGTGTGGCGGGCTCGAACGGCTCAGCGGTGCATGTCGAGGTGGTGGAGAACCGGCCCGGCATGGACTGGGTGGTGGACCGCGTCCGTGATCTGAACGAGCGCTGGTCGCCTCGCTGCTGGGTGGTGGACGCCGGCGGCCCGGCAGGGTCGCTCATTCCGGACCTGGAGAGGGCGCTGGGCTTCGAGGTCGTGAAGCCGAAGGTGCGGGAGATCGCGCAGGCGTGCGGCTCCTTCTACGACGCGGTCTCGTCGGGCGACATCGTGCACCTCGATCAGGCGCCCCTCTCAACAGCCCTGGCAGGCGCGAGGAAGCGAGACCTGGGCGAAGCGTGGGCTTGGGCCCGCCGTGGCGTGGGTGTCGACATCAGCCCGCTAGTCGGGGTGACGCTGGCCCGCTGGGGGCTGACGGCCGAGGTCGATGAGCCGGAGGAGGAGGTCGAGCCATGGGTCGCTTTCAGGTGAGCGGCAGGACACGTGCACGCTTCGGCGTCCTGGTCGGCGGGGCGACCGCCTCGGTGGGCGTGGGTATGGCTATGAGCTTGGCTGTGGGACTGGTGGTGGGCGGCGCAGTATTCGCTGCCTGGTGCCTGTTCCTGGCCGATGTAGGCCCTGCTGAGGGTGGCGGGAAGGTGGGACGCCCGTGACGAGTCTGTGGCGGGCAGTGCGCGGGCGTCCCCCTGAGAAGGAACGCGCAATCTCGACGATCGACGACTATGCGGAGGCGCTGCAGCAGTCGCTGGGCTACGGCAGTTGGTCGACCCTGGGGATGACGCAGTCGCAGCCGGGGCAGGCCGCTGAGCGGGCGCCGAGTGACTTCCCTGGGTACGCGACGCTGTTTGCGACGAATCCGGTGATCTGGGCGTGCATGTCGGCCCGGCAGGACGTGTTCTCCGCGACGAGGTTCCTGTGGCAGCGGCTGAACAAGGGCCGACCGTCGGAGATGTTCGGCTCGTCGGAGCTGCGGCTTCTGGAGGAGCCGTGGATGGGCGGTACGACGCAGGATCTGCTGGCCCGGGTTATTCAGGACGCTGACCTTGCGGGCAACTCCTACTGGGCCCGCTCAGACGATGGGGACCTTGTGCGGCTGCGGCCCGACTGGGTGCAGATCGTACTGGAGCGCCGGCCGTTCCGCGGCGGACACATGGGCTACAAGCGGCTGGGCTACCTGTACCAGGAGCCGGACGGCGACCCGGTGCCGCTGCTGGTGGACGAGGTGGTGCACTTCGCGCCGAAGCCTGACCCGCTGGCGAACTTCCGGGGCATGTCGTGGCTGACGCCGATCCTGCGGGAGACCGCGAACGACAACCTGATGGCCAGCCACAAGCGACGCTTCTTCGAGAACGCGGCCACGCCGAACATGGTGGTCCGCCTCGCTCGCGAGGTCATGCCGGACGCGTTCGAGAAGTTCGTCGCCAAGATGGACTCCGCCCACAAGGGTGCGGCGAACGCCTACAAGACGATGTACCTGGGCGGCGGCGCCGACGTCACGGTCGTCGGCAAGGACTTCCAGCAGCTCGACTTCAGCGGCGTGCAGGGCGCGGGCGAGACGCGGATCGCCGCGGCAGCCGGGGTTCCACCGATCATCGTCGGCCTGTCGGAAGGGCTCAAGGCGGCCACCTACTCCAACTACGGGCAGGCGCGGCGCCGGTTCGCGGACGGCACGATCCATCCGCTGTGGCAGAACGTGGCTGGCAGCTTCTCGCGTCTGGTGACACCGCCCGGCCCACCTGCGGCAGCTACTTCGGGGGCGGTGCGGCTCTGGTACGACTCGCGCGACGTCCCGTTCCTGCGCGAGGACCGCAAGGACGCCGCCGAGATCCAGGGGCTTCAGTCCCGCACGATCCGGGCGCTCGTCGACGCCGGCTACGAGGCCGAGTCCGTGAAGCGCGCCGTGATGTCCGAGGACTGGGACCTCCTGACGCACACCGGCCTGTTCAGCGTCCAACTGCAGGCGCCCGGTACCAACACGGCCCCGACCCAGCCCACACCACCTGAGGAGGGGACCTGATGGGCACCCTGCATCCCGCGGCGCGCGACCTGGAAAGGTCCGCGCCGTTCTCATTCCAGCGAGCCGACGACGATGCCGAGGGCGATGGCCGCAGCCTCACGGGCTATGCAGCCGTGTTCGGCCAGGACACCGAGATCGACTCGTGGGAGGGGCGCTTCACGGAGACGATCCGCAAGGGTGCCTTCCGTAAGACGATCCGCGAGAGCACGCCGGTCATGCAGTTCGACCACGGCCGGCATCCGCTGATCGGGTCGCTGCCCATTGGGTCGATCACCGATCTGCGGGAGGACGATCAGGGCCTGTTCGTCGAGGGTCGCATTACGGACAACTGGCTGATGCAGCCGGTCCGTGACGCCATCGCCGAGGGCTCGGTCAACGGCATGAGCTTCCGGTTCGAGGTCGTGCGCGAGGAGTGGCGCGACGTCAACGGCAAGCTCGTGAAGCCGGAGGAGGTTCTCGACCTGCTGTGGATGCCGGGTGACCGGGGTCCGCTGCGGCGGGAGCTGGTCGAGCTGAAGTGCCGCGAACTCGGCCCTGTCGTCTTCCCCGCCTATGCGGGGACTGCGGTGTCGGTGCGGGCGCGCGGCATGGCAGACGATCTGGTCCGCAGTGACGACATGGCCCGGCAGATCCGGCAGTCCCTGGCGCGCGACGCGGCGGCACTGCCGCAGGTTCCTGAAGATCCGGAGCTTCGGCGCGAGGTGGCCACCTCGCTCCTCTTCCAGCCCGGACAGGCAACGCGCGGCGAGCACATCGTCGTCGACCTCAAGACCACCCCCGACCCAGAGGCGATGGGCCGCGAGATCGCGGACACCCTCCACAGCCTCAAGGCCGCGCCGCCCCTCGGGCACCCGGCCACCCAGACCACTGATGGCGCGCCGCTCGAGCGTGAGCACCCGCCAGCCTCAAGCACCACCGACGCGCCGCCCTCCGATGGGCACCCGTCCACACCCGAAAACCCCAGGTCAGCGCACCTTCGCCAGCAGATCCGAGAGATCGCCGGGCTCATGAAGGACAAGCTGCCGCCCATCGAAGAGGACAACAACTGATGGAACTCTCGCACTCCCAGGCGGTGATCCGCCTCAAGGACATCCAGGCAGAGCTCGAGCGGCTCGGCGAGAAGGACGACCTGACGTCCGAGGACGAGCAGAGCTTCGACGAGCTCACCCGCGAGTTCGCCGACGTCGACGGCCACCGCCGCCAGCTCGAGCGCAAGTCCGCCCTCGAGCGGGTGCGCTCGGCGACGAAGACGACAGACCGTCGGCCGCCCGCCGTGAAGATCGAAGG